ATATTTACGTTTTTTAATAATTAACAATATATGAGGAAATTATGTCTAACGGCATTAATAGACCTTATGGTTTGGAAGTGGTTCAGTCTCAAATAGGAAACGGCGGAACACAAAAACTAGGTCAATATTTTATTTATGCAGATGCTACTGGCTTGATCACTCAGGCTCAAAGTATATTCAAGGGTGATCCCGTAAAGTGGGTAGATAAGGGGACACCAGCTAGCGGCACCGCGGATTATAAAGTACAAGCAGGAACTATAGTACCGCAAAAAGTATCTATTACTGCAGATGATACGGAGTCGGTATTTGCTGCTCAAGATGCGGCAGCTTTTGTCGGTGTATTTATGGGATGCCAATTTATTGATGCTCAAACCGGTTATCAAGTAAATTCTGATTACTGGCCGGCAAGCAGACAAGTTAAAAAAGATACAAAAATTACGGCCTTTGTTAATGACGATCCAATGGCGGTATTTAGAGTTCAAGTATCAGTATCACAGGCAGCAGACGTTGCTAAGACCATATATAAAGATATTCAAAACGGCTTAAATGCCAACCTAAATATAGCAGGAAAAACGATTACCGATAACACCTCGAGTGAGAATCCCCGCAGCGGTAGTAATATATACGACTCTGTTTACTATCTCGATGGCTCAACAATCGCAAATACCAATACTTGGGATGTAAAAATCATCGGTATTGATCCGGTAATTACAGGTAACGCAAATCCAAAAGGATTAGTCCCGGGAGTTGATATGCCTTTTATTAACTTGCTAGTTAAGTTTAATAAGCATGTTTACGGCTCAAGCGGTGTAGTTGGTCCTGATCTGTCATAGGAGTATAAGATTATGTCTATAATAACAAGCGGCAATATACCGTCTCTTTTAAAGGAAGGATTATATCTACCGAAAGAGAAGAAGAAAACACCTGTTAAGGCAGGATCAGTAAAGAAAACTAACACTAAAAATAAAGGTAAATAATTATGTCTATTATAACAACCGGTGATATTCCAAGTCTGCTTTGGCCGGGTCTTTATGAGGTAAAGTCTCAGTACGAGCGGTTTAAGGGGGAATATACCAAAATTTATGAACAAGGTAATTCTGTCAAACATACCGAAAGGATGGTTGATATTAGAGGCACTGGCTATGCTCTTGAGAAAACGCAAGGTGCTCCTATTAAAATGGATAGCATGGCAGAGCGGTTTACTTATGAATTTGTCCACCGGGAATTTGCCCTCGGTTTTCAGATTACTAATATTGCCATGGAAGATGATCTTTATGCCGATCAGTTCTTTAACGGTACTAAATCGCTTACTACTTCTTATGAACAAACCAGAGAAGTAGTAGCCATGAATCCTTTTAACCAGGCGTTTAATGTAGCCGCAACCCAAGCTAACGGACAACCTCTTTGCTCTTTTTCTCAACCTTATGACGGCGGTGTTTATTCTAACCGAGTCGGAGCATATAACGGAGCTAATGTTAATGTTGATTTTAGCGAAGTTGGCGTTGAACAGGCAGTAATACTAGCCGGTAAAATGAAAGATCAGGCAGGACTGCTAATTAATGCTCAAATTGAGAGATTACTACTTCCACAAGAGTTAATGTTCTCAGGTTGCAGGTTACTTGAATCTGTATTTAGAACAGGAACGGCTAATAACGATGTAAATGCAATTTACAACATGAAGGCTATTCCGCAAGGTTATGAAGTAAGCCATTTCTTAACAAATCCTAGCAACTGGTTTGGGTTAACTAACGTTAAGGGAACTCGTAAGCATTTCGTAAGACGTCCGCTTAAAGTAAATGTAACAACCGATCCTGTAACTGAAACCATGTCAGTGCTTGCATCAGGTCGTTATTCGTTCGGTATGTTTACGCCACTCGGTGTAATCGGTGCAACAGGATCAACGGCTTAAATTTATGAAGAAAGAACTACAAGGATTGCTTGAGGAAGCAGAAAAAGAACATCAAAAGCTTGTTCTGCTTCAAGCAGGCATTTTAGAAAAAATAAATCTTTATAAAGAAGAAAATAAAAAGCTGACTCACTTGTTGATTTTATCTAAAGGAAAGATTGACGGTTATAGAGAAGTCTTGCAAAGAATGGACAAAAAGGAAGAATAATCATGTCTCAATTTTATGAATATAATTGGCCTGCTACCACAGCGAACGGAATATCACTCTTTCAAACTACAACTGCAAATATTCCGCTGCTGTTAAATGGTTCTTATGTTAACAAAACTACAAGAACAGTTAACTTTGTTGATGATTTTGGTATTGTTCCATACATTACGTTTAATTCAGCTTCCGATCTTTCTGCTATTAATTTTCTTATTACGGGTTATCAGAATGGGGTTTTTATTAGTGAAACCTTAACAGGGCCAAATGCAAATGCAACAGTTACAAGCGTCAACTGCTTTGATACTGTGACGCAGATAATTCCAACCGGTACTACAGTCTCTAATATTCAAGTCAGTGTTGCAGCACTTGGATATTTCCCAATGATTCTATTAAATACTGTTAAGCAAAACGTAGCGTTTATAAATTATGCTCTAAATATAATACCAAACAAAACTAATCCTCCTAGTTATCAGATATTTCTATCCTTAAAAAATAATCTAGGCTTAGGCAAATATGATGATTTAACAAGTGATGCTAACGGCAGCTTTATTTCTTTTAAGGAACCTTCAGATCAAGCAGTATTAATTAATAGTAATAATTTAGCCCAGAACTTACTAATTAAAATTACTAAAAACGATACTAATTCATCTCTAAAAGCTCAATTCCTACAATTGTAAGTTAAAGAGGAAGATAAAATGCCGGCAACTAGTGGAAGTTATAGCTTTAGTAACATAAAAGGAGAGCTGATTATCAGAAAGGCTTATGAGTTAATCGGCATGCCTCTTAGCATGGTAACTGCCGAGCAATATAATTCAGCACTTAATATTATCAATTTTATCTTAAGCGATTGGACTAACTCCAATGTTAACTTATGGACATTAAAACTAAATCCTGTTTTCTTAACTCCGGGGCAAGCATCCTACCCTTTGCCGAGCAACATTACTAAAGTATTTCAAGTATTTCTAAGAAGTAATGTAAGACAGAATTTTGGTGGAGTGCCTAATAACGGAAGCTATGGAGGAGTAGCGGCTTATGCTTTTGATGGTAATCCTAATACTGCCTGCACAGAAACCCAAGTAGATGGATTAATAGGTTATGCTTATTCTACTCCCAAAGTGATCAAAATTCTAGGTGTACAATCAAATGTAGATAGGGAGTATAGCTTAACATTTTCCGGTCAAAGCGCAGATTATCAGACAATTTATTATGCTAAGACTATTCCTAAAACCTTATATAAAAAAGGTATTACGCAGTGGTTTTTACTGGAAGATAATTTAGCTTTGTGTCCCTATTATCAGATACAGGAAACAGGAGGAGCTACTCTTGATATCTCGGAAGTATATTTTAACAATGGGATACAAGATACTACCATGAGCGAGGTATCCAGATATGAATATCTATCGTATCCAAATAAATCGCAAATCGGCAGACCTACCATTTACTATGTTGATTACCAGCGGACTCCATCCCTGTATATATGGCAGACTGCTGCTCCAATGTATAATTTAATAATGTATAGCGGCCAAAGCAGTATAGAAACGCTAGAGAATTATACGCAAGGCATAGATATTCCGGCATATTTTTATACTCCTCTAATATATGGGCTTGCTAGCATGCTAGCAGCACAATATGCCCCTGAAAAAGAAGAAGGTTTAAAAATGAGATATCAGGAAACGCTGAGTCCGGCAGTAATTAATAATACGACGGAAGTACCTCTTAAGCTGGAGGTATATAGTGACTAGCTTAAAAGTTATCCCTGTAAATACACAAATGGGAGATTACGTTAGAAAGGACGTAATTGAACCTATTGGAACTTGCGATTATTCAGGGTTTCCTTTTAGCAGGTCTGATCTAGTCAAGCAATATGAATGGCGGGGTAATAAGTTAGTCTGGACGGGGGCAATAGTCGGACGACCTTTTGTAGATGAACCAAACGAGCAGAATAGACCACCACAAATAAAAGGTGACCCGAAAGCCGTACAAAATCCTCGCCCATTTGGTATTGAAACACCGCAAGGCCCTGAAGCTAGTGGTAATAGTTCTCCTGTTATTTTAGAAAATATCAACTTTACAAGTGATGATATACCTCCTGTTTTACCTGATTTTGCCGGTCAGAGTGTTAGTAATATGAACGAGAGAGAGCGTTTAGAATCGTTGCACCAAATTAAGTTCTAAAGTAATGGCTAATAATTTTAATCCGGGGTTTGATAGAGAAAAAGCAGCTTTTATAGAGCTTGCTAATAGAGGCGAGGGCTTAAGTCCTATAGAATATATATACGCAGGAAACGCTAGCTTTGAAAGTGTGCTTGCTTCTTATTTAAAAGGCGGCATGATTGATATTAACATGCTCTATGTTACTAATATCGATGCTACGGATATTGTTACTGTAACGCTTGAAGCTAAAATCGCTACAATCGATACTGCTTATATTACTACTATTTACTCCGATAATATCTATAACAAGGAGAAGATTACTACCAAAGACTTGTTTATATCACATGATTTAACAGTAGGCAGCACTAGTTCTTTGGCATCTGCTACTTTTCATACGACGGATTTTTTAATTGCAGGAGTAGCTACAAGCTTTGCACTTGCAACATTTGATGTGGTATCGGGTTTTGAATCTCATGATATTGCTACACTCTTTAGTCTTGTTTCGCCGGCAGTTAGCATTAATGCCCCTGCACTATCGATTAATTATGTAGAAGGGGCTTTAAAGGTTGGAGCAGTCGGAATATATGCAGGTTCATTAATGGATATTAACGCCCCTAAAATTCAAATAGGCGATCCGACTAAACTCGGAGTAACAACTCTTACAATATCAATGAAACCTGCTATATCCTTTACCTGCAACTCGGCAACAGTAAATATAGCTGGTAGTACTATAATCAATCTTACTAGTGAAGCCGATATTAATCTAAAATCCCCGACACTTAATTTAGCAGCAGAGGTCTTAGATATTAACGGCACTGATGTCAATATTAATAGCTCAACTGTTAATATTACAGGTGCAGGAAATATAAGTTTAAAAGCAGCCGGGATTATTTCGGTAGATTCCCCAGGAACTATTCCTGGAGTTCCTGTTCCTGTTGAAGGAAGTGGAGTGCTGGTAGCGGATTTTGCGCCTCCACTCCCGGTTAGTGGAGAATTAATCTTTACCCTACCTAATGTAGTAACCTGTGAAGGTGGAAAGTTAGTTACCGTAGATTATGTCGTAACTCTTACATGCATTGTTTAAGATTGCTTTTTGAGTACGATTTGCAAAATGAATAATTTGTTTGTTATAATATAATTAAGTGGAAGTCATAACTAGACTATAAAAGGTTTCTGTCATAACTAGACGTTAAAAGGTCACCGAAGCTTGTATTAGCTTATCTTTTTAAAATCAAATATTTACGTTTTTAAATTACAGCGTTTTAAACGCTTACTTCTTTTTAATTAAACAATAATAAAGATATGTGGGAAATTATGTCTAGAATAAGAAATTTAAGTAGTGGAGCTCCATTACAAGCTCCTGAAATGACTACAGCTGAAATACATGCTTTGACTAGCGTCGAAGATGGTATGATTGTATATAACACAGATACTCGTCAATTACTTACTCATGTCGCTGGTTCTTGGCTTGCCATAAGTAATAGCGGTAGTTCCGGTACTGTTACTAACGTAGATACAGGAATAGGTTTAACAGGAGGTCCAATTACTGGAGCAGGTAAGATTGAACTAGCTGATACAGCTGTTGTAGCAGGAGAATACATTGCTGCAAACATCACTGTAGATGCTCAAGGTAGGATTGTCTCTGCTACTTCTGGAGATATTGGAATTGTAGACTCGGTTGTTGGTACAGAAGGTCAAATAAACGTTAACTCTGATGACCCAACGCACCCAGTTGTAAGTCTAGCTGATACAGCTGTTGTAGCAGGAGAATACATTGCTGCAAACATCACTGTAGATGCTCAAGGTAGGATTGTCTCTGCTACTTCTGGAGATATTGGAATTGTAGACTCGGTTGTTGGTACAGAAG